TAGTAGTCACGCCGGAATAACAATTCGATCTGGTAGTAATGATTACAGTTCAATATATTTTACTGATGAAACTTCTGGAGGGCAGAACGCTGGTCAACTTGAATATAATAACAATAATAATAGCTTAGTAATATATACAAATAGTGCTGGTAGGTTAACTCTAACTAATGATGGCAAAGTCAGAGTTCCTGATAACGGTAAGTTCACTGCTGGTGCTGGTGATGACCTACAGATTTATCATGATAGTGGTAACAACTATGTCGCCGCAACATCTGGTTCTCTGTTTATAAGAGGTTCTGATCTTATCCTGGAAGATGCGGGTGGTAATGATTATATTACATGTAGTGATGGTGGATCTGGAGGAACAGTTACGCTTAAACATCTTGGTAGTGCAAGACTTGAAACCACAAGCGCAGGACTTATAATTCATGAAGACACTAATAAAACAATCAGTTTTACTGGTGGTATTGGTGAAATTGGTAGTGTAACAGGATTCCAAGCACTCAACACTGCTGGTAGTGCTCTTGTAGATTTTGGTATGAGAGCAAATACTCTTAGATTTGCAACTGGAAGCGCAGAAAGACTTCGTATAGATTCAAGTGGTAACGTACTTGTGGGCACCACTGCTAGCACTATTTACAATCAGAATAGTGAAGAAGGTATAGTTCTGCGTAATGGAGAGGCTATTGATATTGCAAGATCTGGTGATCTACAATTAACTCTAAACAGAATGAGTAATGAAGGTGCAAATATAGCACTGTATCAAGGAGGTGGTTTTAAAGCAACAATTGGTACAAAGGATAGTGGTATTTATTTTGGAACGAATGGAGATACAGAAAGACTTCGTATAGATTCTGTCGGTGATTTAATTCAGGCAAACTATACTAGTTTTTGGAATAAAAATAATAACTATCTAGCTCTAATTGCTGCTGGTGAATCTAACCCCAGCGTTTATGTTTCAGATTCTGGTAATGATTCTACTGGTGATGGAACAAGTTCTAACCCATTCAGAACTCTTACCAAAGCGTGGAGTTATATACCAAGGGTTTACACACACAATCAAACTGCCCGAATAATGATCAAGGGTACATCATATTCAGTTACTGGTACTGAGTATCTGAGAGGTGGTGCTGCCGGTGGAAATTGGGCATATGGTCCAGCAACCCAGATTACATCAGAATCTGGTTCTCAAATTGACATATATTTGAGAGCGGTCATATTTGCTATTAATATTGATGGACTTAGACTTCAGAATATGAATTTCATTTGTGATAATGGTAATGGAAAACTTCAATTCCGTAATTGTAATTTTGGCAAGATATATAATAGTTGTGATATGAGTGTGACTGCCACTGCTGGTTGGTCTGTTAGAGAAGATTATGACGACTGCCAAAGTTTCGTTACTGACATGGATATTACTGTTGGTAGTTCAGTGAGTGCTGGATTGGGTGGTTTGGTTGTTATCGCCAATAATTCTGTAATCATGGGGGAGAAAACTATTACAAAGTCTGGATCGCGGTTTGGTAATCATGGTATGTGTATTACCAATGAGTCACTTTATTCTGGTGGTACTGATGTAAACAATTTTGCTAGAGGGTATGCTGTCGGTCTAAATCATTACAATGCTGAAGTTGGTGCATATGTTATGTTAAATGGTGCTAGTATTACTAACTGTGATGATGGACTCAAGCTATATAATCGTAGTTTTGGAAGAAAGTATAGTGTTAGTTATAGTGGCAACAATACAAATGAAGCTCTTGTAAATGGAAGTACTCTTAACTAATTAAAATGAATATAGATTACGCAACACCTACATTTAATTTTTTTGGTCCAGAACAAAATGGATGGAGTTATTCCAATCCATTTGATTACTCTACTTTGAGTTGGGACGAAAATTTAGGATCCAAACCTAATCAATTGGATCTTGCTCTGGCATCTGTAGAACATTACTATAACCAAGAAGTATCTCAATACAAAGAACAACGAAGTTCAAAATATCCACCAATTGAGGAGCAGTTAGATCAAATTTATCACGGTAGCGTTGATGAATGGAAGAGCAGCATCAAGGCAATTAAAGATGCACATCCAAAGACTACGTTAGATTCTGGCGAATTAGAGAGACGTAAACAGGAAGTTAGGGATTTCTTATCCTCTTGACTAGTAAGTGAATTTGAGTTATAATCTTTCTTATCTAACTATTTTTTATGAAATTTTTAGTATATTCAAAAAACGAATGCCCGTATTGCTATAAGGTGATGCAGGTACTAGAACTGACTGGCAAGCAATTTGTTGAGTGGAAACTTGACAGAGACTTTACACGAGAAGAATTTTATGATACCTTTGGTAAGGGTTCAACTTTTCCACAAGTTCTTTGTGATGATCGAAAGTTAGGAGGATGTGTTGACACCATTCAGTTTCTCAGAGAAGAAAAAGTTATCTAAACGAAACATAAATAAAACTACCATCCGCGAGGTGAATCGCGGCGTTGAACTTATTCTTAATGGAGGCAAGAAGAAGCAATCAAAACCATTTCATATAATCTTTAAAAAGATGGTTTGCTTCTTCAAGAGGGAAGTAACTATCTATTTTGAGTTTTCCTTTCAGATAAGGAAGAAAAGTTAGTTCCCAGAGGTAAGAACAATGTTAGCAGCAAGTTTAGTCTTCGGTTCATTCTTGACCATCTTATTTCTTATAGTGGGATTGATTGGTGGTTGGACTGCTAGAGAATATATGATGAACTATCGGGAAGTACCAAGACCTCACCCCGAAATGTTTGATAATCAGGGTAACCTGATTCCTGATGAGGTTATTGCATTTAATTTTGAAAACTATCATGACGACCACGAAGAAAACAACGACGACGAAGGTTAAGAAACCTACTACTACCCGTAAGAAAGCAGCAGCACCCGCTTCTATTCCAAATCTTCCAAGCAATCCCTTTATTTACGAAGTCCTGGATGTAGTTTCCAAACAACGTACCAAAGCAAAGAAGATTGAAGCACTTAAAAAGTTTGAGGCACCAGTTCTCAAAACCATTTTTATTTGGAACTTTGATGAAAGCGTAATTTCAGTGCTTCCAGAGGGTGATGTTCCATATGCAGCGATTGATGGCGAGACTGGATTTAAAGGAACTCTTTCTGAAAAAATTGAAGACGCTATCTCTAAAATGGAAGAACTTGATACGCACTCTCTCGGTGCTAATGATCAAGGTAAGACCACCATTCGTGCAGAATTTTCTAAGTTTTACAACTTTATCAAAGGTGGAAATGATTCATTGAGTATGCTTCGTAGAGAGACAATGTTTATCAATATTCTTTCTGGACTGCATCCTCTTGAAGCACAGATCCTATGTCTTTGTAAAGATAAAAAACTTGAATCTAAGTATAACATTACAAAAGATATTGTATCTGAAGCATACCCTGATATTACTTGGGGAAATCGTTCATAATGACAAAAGAAGTAGCAGAAAGTTCCCTGAGCACTGACACAGAGGAAAAGTCTATGAATTCCTGGACACCATCAGAGAAAGAAAGTTCCAAGAAAAAATATAGTTGTGAAATTATGATTGAAAATGGTACTTGGGAGCAAGTAAATACAACTGACTGTCCTAATGATGCTAGAATAGTGGTGTATGAAGTTGATGGTGAAACTAGATACGACCTTACTAGAAGTTCAAAAGCAGTTTATATTTTCAACATGTATTGGGATAAGTTCAATAGTGGTTTGAAGGATATTGCTTATGGTATGGGAAGAATAAATCCTAAACTTTGGGGTTACCAAGCACCCCAATCCAAAAAGAAAAAATAATCTCAAATATGTCGGGAAATTTTCCCGGCAATTTTTTTAACCATAAAGATTTTATAAAATTGTATCACAAGTTACAAAAAAACTTGACTAGATAGTATACAGGAGTTATAATACTCTGGTACGTTCATCCCTTCGGGGACGCAAGTAAGTCGCGGAACGGAGCGTTCATCCCATGATTGATTTATTACTATACTCTACTCTCGCTTGTGAAGACACCGTTGCCATCATACAACGTGTCAAAGCACAGGAAGAGATGACGAGTATTATCAAAAATGAAATCATATTGACTCTTCAGGAGGCAACTCCTGAATGTCCTTGGGACGCAAACGACTGAAGGAACGGGGATTAAACCACCCTTTCTTTTAGGAGACCTACTATGAACACCCTAA